ATCAGTAAATATTTCCCCGTGCAGCATTTTCCCACTACTCCTGCGCAAGTTTTGTACCGTACCCCTAATGGGAATGTAACAAAAACGTATACCAAAGCCTCACCAGAACCAGAAATTTGTGTTGCTGGTGTGAGCCCTTATTCGGGCCATACATATCACTTGGAATATGATACTTTTAAAGGATTGTGTGGTGCTCCATTGATCTCATTGGGCACGAACAAATGCTTAGTGGGTGTACACTTAGCAGGAAGAACACCTAAAGATACTTTCGGAGCTTGTTCCATTATCCTCCAAGATGAAGCGCTAGTGGGCATACACTATTTGCGCAATATTCCCTCTTTACAAAAATCCCTATCCGTGGAAGCGGGTGATGATATTAACTTCGAGACTACCGTAGCGGGGAACAAAGTCTTGTCCAAGGGCGAAGTACACTACAAATGTCCTACCAAACACATACCTTTATACACTGACATGGAAGACAGGCAAATAGAAGTACTCGGATCCTGTTTCGAGGCCTCCACTTTTAGATCAGAAGTTCGTATGTCGTTAATATCGCATGATGTTGAGCGCATTATGGGTTGTCCCCAACTGTGGGGACCTCCTAAGGCAGAGTTTGAAACCGAACCGTATTATAAAGCCCTAGCGGGATATGGTAAGGCCTCACTTGGCCCTTCGCCGAAAACTCTTGAAATGGCTATCATTGATTACACAACTCCATTATTGGAAGCTACTGCAGAATTTACTAGACATGTCCCTATGGTTCCACTAACACCAGAGGAAACTATGGGTGGAATTTATGGACGAAGGTTTATTGATCCTATGCCTCGTAATAAATCTTGTGGATACGGTTTTAAGAGTAAATTATCTGCACATTATGAACTGCTGGATGGAGTTGCAGAGCTTAGTGACACGCTCCAACAGGAGATTGATGCAGCAATGTTGTGTTATCGTCAGAACAAGAGATACAATTTCGTCTACAAAGCTTCTTTGAAAGATGAGCCCACATTACTCACGAAAAAGAAAATACGAGTATTTACTGGAGCACCTGTGGCTCAGAAGTATATTATTCGTAAATATTTTCTACCACCAGCCACTATGCTAACTATATTTAGTGGTTTGAGTGAGCAAGCTGTGGGGATTAACGCCAGTGGCAGGGAGTGGGATGAATTGCATCACCACATCACGCAATTTGGCGATGATCGCATCATTGCTGGCGATTTCAAAGCTTATGATCAATCTCTACCAGTGAATGTGACTATTGCCACTATGCGCATTCTGATAGCCATAGCAGCAGCTGGAGGTTATAGTGAAGATGATTTAGCCATCATGGAGGCTGCTATACCAGACGTGGTTTCTGCTTACGTGGCCGTAAATGGCACATTAGTGAAACTCACCAAAGGTAACACTTCGGGCAATAACTTGACGGTATTTATTAACGGTATAGCCAACGCCCTTCTACACCGTTGCGCTTACTTCGATACCCTAGGGTTGACAGCCAGCCCATACAGGGAAAATGTAGTTAGTATGTTTTACGGAGATGATAGCTTAGGGGCTGTCCATAGCCGTTTAGGCGATAGTTACACTTGTGTTAATATTTCTGAACATATGTTAGTTTATGGTTTGGAATACACTGCCCCTGATAAAACACCCATCATTCCTCCCTTTAGACCAAAAGGGGAGGTAAATTTTCTGAAGAGAGACTCTTTGTATATTCCAGAGTTTGGAACATACAACGGTTTGTTGGATGAGAAGTCTATTTTTAAATCTTTGCATTCCAATCTGGCATCGAAAGAATTAACTAGACACCAACTGGCAGCTGTTTGCATATGCGGAGCTCTTCGAGAGTGGTTCCTGTACGGGAGACTTGTTTTCGATAAGCGACGCGGACAGCTGCTAGAGATTGTGAAAAAGCACGATCTAGAAATACACTGTGATAAAATCATATATGCTGATTTTGATCAACTCCTTACCGATTGGAGGGAGAAGTACCTTGGGACTGATTACGGGGATCTTGCGGACATCAAG